GTGTATCGTACCATTAACGTGAATCTTTTGTTTGTGGGCAAGCCAAGACACATCATATAATTGATTTTGTGCGACCTTTACAATCTCTTCGTCTTCCAGGATCTTACGTACCCATTGCCATGCTGCTACTTCTTCAGTAGCATTCCAATAGTTTTGAGTGTCAGTATTCTTGTCACGAAAAGGAACTACGATTGCAGTTCGAGGATTAGGTGCAAAGCCTATACATACGATAGAGCCTTCTGCTGTTTCAATATCAAATGCGAGAGGGTTGTTATGGTTTGCTTTACTGATGTATTTATTATAGAACGTATCTAAATCAGAGAGGGTGGGTTCAATCCATATCTCTCTTTCAGTATGTTCTATTTTATTTGTTGAAGATTCATACTTAGCTTTCATTAAGTCCGAAGCTACATGAGGTCTCCATTTAAAATTCTTAACGACAGAGACAGGACTATAAGTAGCTAATACTTTATATGATTTGGAAAGAAGGCTTGTCATTAAGGTAGCCCCTCGGTATGTACCTACTTTATCTAGTCCTGTTACTGCCCACAAAGATAATGAACCCATTGCGATAATGATATTAGGATTGGCTTCTTCTATCTCTTTGTGTAATCGTTTGATGTCTTGCTCGTATTCTTGTTTAAGATAACCTTCTTTAGTAGGTCCCCAGGGGGAACGCCACTCGGTTGTTTTACACAAGCGTTTGTATTCGCTACGCTTATGGAAAAAATATTGTGCTGTATTTTGGTGGGGCTTTAAAGGTATTGCATGGGCGAGTAAACAATCTTCGAGGGTGATACCAGCAATGTCACAAAGTTCGGCAAATACTTTTCCCGTGCCCCCTTGCAGGATTTTATTTGCTATTGCATCACTATTGGTAGGGTACTCGAAAACGAATGCAATCTTACACGACTCGGCTGATTGAGGTCGCTTAAGAGGAACTCGTTTATAGACTGCGTACTCGCCCATAAGAACTACTTCTTAATTATACGTTTGATGGACGCTTGAAGTATGTCCTTGTTTCTGCCAACCATTTCATGCTTGACAATTCCGCTGAAGGATTGACCAATGGCTTGCTCTAACAACTCACCAAATGATGAGTCAGCTTCCATTTCTAATCCCTTTGTAAGGAATGCTTTTAAAGACAACGCAGGATTATTTTGTTGCATTGCTTTAGGTGTAGCCCAAAACTCTATGCGAGTAGGCTCAGCATTCTGCAAATCCGATTCAGCTAAATCAGATTGAATCACACTAACTGCCTTACAGTTAATGCGAACTAATGGTGTTTGATTCTCCCCCACTCTATCCGAACGATAGGATGTGATAGTAAAATCATAGCTACCCTCTGGTAAAGTAACCGACTCTGGTACTTCACTAGGGGTCATTGATAAAAAGTCATTAACATCTGACATTATTTGCCTCCTTTATTAGTTAATTTACTTTGAGCATTCTTTTGAACAGCTTCAAATAACTTAGCCAAATCTAATTGAGCATTAGCTTCGACTAGGGATGGAGCTGTAATCTTTAGATCCATCTTGTGATCTGATACTGTTCTTAAGGTACGCTCAGTACCTTTGCTTGAAGACCGTGTGTCAATACGACATACACAGTTAAAGTACCTACCAATTTTAGTAGATAGCTTTGAACCTACACTAGTAGGGTATGCTTTTGAGACACCTAAATCTCCTTCCATGTACTGCATATGCGTAGTAACTACTACGTTACACGGCACTTCCGAACCTGTTATATACTGAATAATATGTTGCACATCACGTGCCGCAGTTCCCCATTCTGGCTGACTCGGTTGGTCAGTTGGTTTCTTATTATTAAAAACCAGGGCACCACGTAACGCTGCCTCTCCCATTAATGTTAAACTATCTATAACAAGTACGTCTTTGTTAGTCCAGCTTTTGACTGGGCCTAAATCTTCATCCCCATCTTTCCAAGTTGTAATCATCTGAACACCCTTACGAAAAGCATTTGCTTGACCTAAGCCATCCTTTAATGTGACATAAGATACGCGTTGGACTGCGTCCTTATTTAAAAACTCTGGTAAGATAGAGAGTCCATCATCAAAATCTAAGATACGTAAGTTATAACCTGCATTGGCAAGTGAGGCAAGTGCTGATGTTTTGCCTGCCCCACTATCCCCTACGAGCATTAACTTAGTGTAGTCTGCGGATTTATGTTTACTTATGTTTGCCATTTGTATCTCCTGTAAATGAAATGTTATTGTAGCACAGAATTAATTTCGTGTCAATCATTTTTTTCTTCCAATAAAACTTTGCCTAATGCGTATATCATAAAACCTACACCCACTAAAGCAAGTAGTATTAGTATCAATAATATATTGGTAAGGGTCATAACACTAACCCAAAAAATATATTTAAAACTACAAGCACAGCTATTATATTTAATAACGAACTGGTATTGTTATACCAACTGCGTGGTGCAGTATATGGTTTTTCTTTATATTGCTTTTGCATATTCCTCCTGTAAGTCTGGGTGTGGTTCTTTATCAAAGTCATTGTCCAGGAATAGGTTACGCCGAGACGGTGATGCCGAACACACTTCTTTAAATCTACAACCACCATAGTTGTTACACGCAGTAAAATCCGCAGGATAATACTGCTTGTTAAAATAATTAGTTGATACATCTAGTGTATGCATTGCGTCTTTATACCACTCATGAATTAAATCTGTTGGTACATTATATACACTACGATTAAACCTAGTAAAGTGAACGCCTGTTTGAACTGCGTCAATAATAAATCCTGCTACGTCCAGGCCTAGCACTTCTCTAGCAGCCCAGATGTAACTGAACACTTGATTGTTAGGCATGAAGTTACTAAAGTAATTAGAGTTAAGTGTACTCTTTGTAGTCTTTACATCACATAGATATAACTTACCCTCTAGCTGTACGACTTTATCAATACGACCAGAAAATCTATAATCTCCATTACCAAATGGCACTTCAAATCTTTGCTCAAGACATGGCGACCCATCTGGCATAGTTGCTATCTCAAATAAATCTTCCCAATATTCTTCCGCTCTCCATACAATAGCACGTAAGACAGCAGTTAATCCTCGTGCTTTATCTTCAGATAAGTTTAATGACTCTCCAAATTCCAGGAGAACGTGCTTGATACTGGCAACCACAGCTTCTTCCTTACTTGCCCCCTTGAATTTCTCTGCATCAAGGACTTCAAATCCTTCGTGTACAGCAGAACCAAAACCTGTTGCCATACCATAAGTCTTTGACTTGTACCCCTGTAAGTTTGTATAGTTATATAAACGGGGGCATGATAAGAATGATGATAGACTTGAGGTATCCCATATCTTTTGGATAGGGTTACCGTCTTGTAGTATAAACTTTTTTAATCTATCTGGTTGTTCCATTATGTCTCCTTTACTAGCATATCTAGTACATTGGTTTCAAATTGTTTCGGCTTTGTTCTTGCCGCCTTGCTGGTGATACGCTTACCTGCTTGCTCTGTGGCCCTGATGTTTTCCCTGGTAGCTTTAAGATATTCCACAATTTTATTTATGTCCTCATCATTTTCAGCTAACTCAAGTGGGTCTTTCTCTAATAAGTCCACAGGTATTTGTAGTTCTTCTGGTTTTTCTTCGGTCATATTCTCTCCTATTTTTTTCTTACTTTTAATCTTAATCGTATTCGTCTACGATTCTTTCTCTTGCGAGAACCTATCTTTCGTCTCCCTTTATGCCCCTTTCTTTTTAAGTCTGCTCTACTCATTGCATTTTATAGGGTCAATAATTTTACTGCAATAAAACTCTTGTGCTTTTTTCTTATTAGATTCTTTCTTTAAGTTTTGTTTCTTAATTATCTTTTCTTTTTTCTCTGGGTTCTGCTCACTCTCTAAAACTATTTTAGCAGTTTCTTTCGCAACAAAAAATGTGCAACCATATAAATTTCCTATCATAAATAAGACAAGGATAGTTGTCATTAACATGGTAATAAAATAAATAAAGTTATTCATTTAGTTTTGTAAAGGTTGGTTTGTTTTGTCCAGGAACTGGCATGATAGCACGCAGCTCTGCATCAGGACTTGTAATAAGTCCTTCTGCTACATCAGGTGTTACATATCTTACTACATACTTACGCAGTTCTTTGCTCCACACTATACTAGCTTTCTTAAATAGTTCTTCGGCTTTGTCTTTACTTTCAGCTTCAACTATCCAATGCTGTGTATACATATGTGATGTCACTACATCATACTTCATGCTGTACCTCCGTAATTAAAATCTTTAAAGAGTTCTTGTTCTTCTTCCTCTTTTTTCTTATTAGCTTTTTCTAATTCATCTGCTATCCTTGTTAACTGAATAACAATATTCATTAGATGTTGCTGTGTCGTTGTGTGATTTTTCATAGTGTCTCCTATTTAAAAGTTAATGATATACTATTATAAGAAAATGTCAAGCACTTTCTTACACATACCATGTTAATATTCCAACCAAGAATATAAAGATAGCTACTGCATTAACTACCATCATTGCTCGGTCATGCCACATATAACCTACAACAAACCAACCTGTCACTCCCACTAAATGAAAGCCCAAGTTGATAGGTGTAAGGTCAAGGGCTGTTAATACCATACCAATTAATAGTATAATACTAGCAGTCCATTTAATATACCAAGACGCTCCATATCCTGGTGTTACTTTATGTATTTTCATTTCTCTCTCCTTAATGTAATGTTGGTTTAACTAAACTCCCATTCTTTAGCCAATCACTTTCGTCTATATCTTTGTCGCTTTCTATGTATGCTTCAATCATTGGACCTTTCTCTAAAAGGTTTGCCGTAGTTGCTGCTAACATATGTAATGCCTGGGTACTGCCGTGTTGTAGTAATATCATTCGTAATGATAACTCAAGCATTGCCCCATTAATAATTTCTCCTGGATATTTCTTTGCTAATTCTACAATCGGTTCTTTCATATCGTTAATACAATCTGCAACTAACTTATCCAATTCTTTTGCTGTTTTAAATTTCATAATACCTCTCCTTTGTCGGTAGTTAAAGTTAATTTCTCTTGCTCTAAAGCATTAGAAATTATTATCTTATCCTCATCTGCTGTAATTTTAAGATGAGAATACTTATGTTCATCTACTTCATCATTGCTTTTCATCTGCGTATGGTATGCTTTCATAAATTTATACATCCTCATCTTTAATGCAAATGGTTTAGCAGATGGTATGTGTAGATATGCGTCATCATTATCTACACTATCTAAATAGTCTACTGCTTTATCCAATGCGTCTGATATATCTGTCGACTGCAATAAATTCTGTGTCTTCGGATTCCAAGTCATACTCCTCCTGTCTGTATTCATAATCATCATAGTCTATATCCACATCTGGTTTAGCTGATGATTTATTTTTCTTTGGGTCTGCTAATTCATACCCATCAATCACGAAGTCTCCTTCGTCTAGGATATCATCTTCCAATTCCCAATCTCGACGATAAGTCTTGCGACTTTCTTTTACTCTTGGTTTATACTGTGGT